CTTAGTAAGCTTTCAGGAAAAGCCCTTATAAATCAATAACTTACGCACGTCGGCGCGGCCGCGCCGATTTCACAGTCCGCGCCATTCCTTATTTACCACCACCACATTTCTCCCAGTTGGAAACGAACGGAGCGATATCCTTTCCCTATGCAGTCTCTCCAGTATACATCGGACACGCTAGGAGCCAAACAATATAACCCCATCAGTGCGAATAAGCTAAATGCAATCAGAGGGTTAAAGGTTAGCCAGAAGGCAAACACTGCAGGCCCTATGAGCACAGACATAATAGATAGCCCATAATTTACTACATTAATATATGCTAATACCACATAGAATATTCCAAACAGTCCGAACAATCTCATTTGATCCCGCTCTTCTATTTTCCATAGTTCCATTTCAGTTATCCTTTTATAAATGAGATAGTGGCTTCAATACCCGCTGCTTCTAGTTTTCTCACCAGTTTTGTAGCGGATGACCAAGACTTATGACCATAGCCATAGACCTCGAATCTTTGGCTGATTGTGTTATAGGTTCTTACATAATACATATTTAATTCTCTATTTAAAATGGTGAGGTGGCTCCAGTTGCTTTCAGTCTTTCGCTAACCCTTTCAGGTTCCAGTAGCATTCAGTTAGTTTCTAGCCGTTCCTCATTGTTAATATGTGCATATTGTATCACAGTTTTCTCTAAATGTCAAGCTCTTTATTAGATTGTTTTAGTATAAGAAGAGCTTTGCTTATGCCTGACTGTATAGATAAAAGTACCGTCAGTTTCGTTCAGCCTATTGCATACCTCATAAGCATCACGTTTAGTAGCAAACATTGTAGTACCCCAGCGAATAGCATTTCCAGGTTTCCAGTTATGCTCGTAATATATGGTATACATTTTCTAGTCATTCCTCATTGTTAATATGGTGAGTTGAGTTCCAGTTGCTTTCAGTCTTTCGCTAACCCTTTCAGGTTCCAGTAGCATTCAGTTAGTTTCTAGCTCAGCTCGATTGTTAATATGTGTATATTGTATCACAGTTTTCTCTAAATGTCAAGCTCTTTATTAGATTGTTTTGGCATAAGAGAGCTGAATCTCAGCACCTGGTTGATATAAGCAACCAGGCAACCAGGCAACCAGGCAACCAGGCAACCAGGCAACCAGGCAACCAGGATGGTTCTTTATTAGATTGTTTTGGCATATAAAGGGGGCGGTTAATAGACCAGGGTTATAAGCGCGCGCTCGCGCTCCTTTTCACGTACTACTTAGGGGTTTTTCGAAGCACCTAAAAAACAATTCTTGACTTTCAATGTCATTTTTAGTATAATTCTTTTTATGGCTTATGGACTACAAATTAAAAATGCTAGCAATCAACTTGTTTTAGAGGTTTCAGACAGGGTTGCGCGTTTTGTAACTACTGGCAGTAGTTCCTATACTACAGGAAATAGCCCTATTACTGTATCGGTAACAGGAATGACAAATGATGATACTTGGACTGTTGTAGTAAACTCGTCAGTTGCCCACGGAGGGATAGAAGTAGAAAAAGGTAGTGGGTCCTTTACAATGAAACAGACAGGGTATATAAGTGGTACTGCAACTTTACGTTACATAGTTATTAGGAATTAATCATGGCTTACGGGATGGAGGTAAAAAATAGTTCAGATAGGACAATCTTTACAACTGAAGAAGAATTTTGTTTATATACATATGGTAGTATAACTAATTCCAATACAAATGGGGCAGTTGCTTCTTATACTCAAAGCGATTTTAATGCAGGAAAGTTATTATTTGCTAGACCCCAAAATGGTGAAAGCGGTGCAATCTGTGGTACGCTAACTTCGAGTAATTATACTTTTTTTGGAGCAGGGGTATATGGCACTGGAGGAATGGGCGGTCAGACTACAGAAGCAAACTTTCCCAGCGCCCCGGGTGTAAAGTATACTATAGCGACTCGCTTAGACGCTTCTACCCCAGGAACTGGATATGGGTTACAAGTTACTAAATCTAATGGAACCGATCTTATTATGGATTCTGAAAATCTTACAAAACGTATGAATATTTTAGATATTGTAGGAGGAGGTAGTGGTACAGGTTCCGTTACTTATACTAAACCAGGGTCAGTAGCTTTTAATGAAATTTTTGTAGTTGCAAGCCAGTTTCAAGCAAGGATGTCCTGGGGCGCCGCAGCTGGTTTCGTACCCGGATCTTCTATGGTTGCAGGAACATGGGCCTATTTTAATAACTCTGCAGGTACAATAACTCTTTACAATGGATATATTGTTGATTTTGGAAATCAAATATATTATGATGCATCAGGAACTAATAACACTTTTTGGGGTACTCAAAAAGTACAATATATTATAATGCATTTACCTTTAGGCTAGGAGACATAAATGATACAAGTAGGATTTATAAATTCAGAGGGAGAAATTGAATGGTGGACTTCACCCGGAGATGATGCAATGTATACGGAAGGCCAAAGCTATGATGGTTATGAGGCTCGGCATTTCGCATATGATGCAGATATACAGGAATACCAAAAAACACACGTTTGGACAGGCTCAGAATGGCAGGATAGAGTCTGGAAAGACAGTAGATACCATAAATGGCAAAGTGGAGCATGGGTATATCAAACCGCACAATTCATATCTGAGGTAAGAGGCGAAAGAGTCGGAAGGTTGTTTGAGTGTGATTGGACACAGAATACAGATTCCCCTTTAACAGATGAACAAAAAGCTTCTTTTGTAACTTATAGAACAGCTTTGAGAGACTTTCCCTCTACCTTAGATTTATCGTCTGAGCCTATAGATATTCAAACTTTATCGTGGCCTACGCAACCTACCACCTAAAAAAATATTATGAGTAAAGAACTAACAACAATTTCTCCAGAGGGAATGGAGATAGCAAACTCTTACTTAACCTTTGGTAGTATTAAAGAGGTCTGTAATCAATTATCTGTGCCCGAAAATAAAGTTGTTGATATATTAAATAGACGAGAAGTAAAAAAGTATATTGATACAGTTTATTTAGACACAGGTTATAGAAATAAAAACACCATTGGAGCTCTCCTAGACGAAATGATACATTCTAAGTTAGAAGAAGCGGAAGAAAGTGGTGTATACTCTAGTAAGGACTTAGCAGACTTACTACAGATGGCACATAAGATGCGTATGGACGAAATTAAAGCACAAGCTGACTTAGAAAAAACGTCTGGCATTAAAAACCAGACAAATGTTCAAATCAATGAAGGTGTCCCTTTCGGGCAAGGCAATTACGGTAAATTAATGGATAAACTTTTAAAAGGAGACTAGGATACATTTAGACTCAAATTAGGGAGACCAAAATGGGCCGAAGCATATTCTTATTACTGGTACTAACACTTTTTAGTGCTAATACCGCAGCACCGCAAATAGCGGTAAAACCTGAAAGAGTTATAGATCCGGAGCAAGTACAATGCCTTGCTGCAAATATATACCACGAAGCACGTGGAGAGTCCTTAAAAGGAAAATTTGCAGTAGGACACGTTACCCTAAATAGAGTAAAAAGTACTTTATTTCCAGATAGTATTTGCGGGGTGGTTTACCAAGCAGAATACAAAAAAAATGGACTACCTAAAAAATACAGATGCCAGTTTAGTTGGTACTGTGATGGTATGTCTGATACTATATTTGCGGGAGATGCCTGGAAAGATTGTTTTGAAGTCGCATCTACTTTGATTAATAGAGAAATACAAGATATTACTCACGGTTCAACACATTATTATAACGGAAAGTTAGCAAATCCAAAATGGGCAAAAGCATATAGTTTCGTTGCTCAAATTGATAATCATACTTTTCACAAAATGAAAGGGGTACTATAATGAATGATAAATTTTCTGGAGATATGGGTCGTAACGAAGTAGAGTTAGATCTAAATAAGTTTATGGATTTACTTCAGGAACAAAATAAGTTAAAAGACCGGATTCGTGAGTTAGAAAGCGGAGTAAATCCCTGGCAAAAAGCCATTTTTATAGCGCATGCAGTAGATAGTTGGAGAATCTTTCCACGTTTATTCTTAGGGGTTTATATTTTCTTGCTTTACTATGCAACAATGTGGTTTATGGAACTACCAGACCCTTCTATAGCTCAATCTGGGCTTATTGCAACAATTGTAGGTGCGGGTGCAGCATGGTTTGGGTTATATACAGGGACAGGAAAAGACAAAAAATAAAATGGGTATAGAAATAAGTCGTAAAGATATAACTTGTAATAATTTACTAGAACTTGAGTCTGAGGCAAGGTTTCTTAAATTACCAGTAGATCCATATTTGGACTTACTCGGCGTTATACCACTTGCATCGCAGGTGGCCATTATAAATGCGATTAATAATCCAAAATATCGTTTTGTATGTGCGGCGATATCTAGGAGACAGGGTAAAACCTATATCGCAAATATTATAGGGCAATTAGTTTCGCTAGTTCCCAACTCAAACATTCTCATAATGTCTCCTAACTATGCCTTGTCTCAGATCTCTTTTGATTTGCAAAGAAATCTGATAAAGCACTTTGATTTAGAAGTAGCAAAAGACAATGCGAAAGATAAAGTTATAGAGTTATCAAACGGGTCTACTATACGTATGGGGTCAGTTAATCAAGTTGATTCTTGTGTAGGTAGGTCTTACGATTTAATTATTTTTGATGAAGCAGCTCTTGCAGACGGTCGAGACGCTTTCAATATAGCTTTAAGACCTACACTAGATAAAGATAATTCAAAAGCTTTATTTATATCAACACCACGAGGAAAGGGTAACTGGTTCGCAGAATTCTGGTATAGAGGTTTTAAAAAAGAGTTCCCTGAGTGGGCCTCTATTCGAGCAACTTATAGAGATAATCCTCGTATGTCTGAAAGTGATATTGAGGAAGCCAGGAATTCTACCTCTGAAGCTGAGTTTAAACAAGAATATGAAGCTGACTTTAATGTTTATGAAGGACAGATATGGAATTTTAACAGAGAGGAGTGCTTAGCCAACCTCAGCGAGTTAGATACTTCAAAAATGGATGTATTTGCAGGGTTGGACGTAGGTTATAGAGACCCTACAGCTTTTTGTGTAATTGGATATGATTGGGATGAAGAAAAATTTTATTTATTAGATGAATACTTAGATGCAGAGCAGACAACAGAGACGCATGCACGAAAACTTCAGCAACTAATTGATAAGTGGGATATTGATTATATTTATATCGACTCCGCTGCACAGCAAACCCGCTTTGACTTTGCACAAAACTACGATATTTCAACTATTAACGCAAAGAAGTCCCTTTTAGATGGTATAGCCCAGGTTGCTACAATAATAGATAATAAGAAATTACTTGTTGAACAGAGTTGTACGCATACCATAAATGCTTTAGACCATTACCAATGGGATCCTAATCCAAACCTTATAAAAGAGAAACCAAAGCATAATAACGCATCACACATGGCAGATGCATTAAGATATGCACTGTATTCGTTCGAGACTGTGGCAACAAGTTTTTAAGACACCTACTCAAAAATAATTATTGACATAATATCTTAAACTGGATATAATTCTTTAGATAAAAATAAAGGAATTGTAGCAAAATGCCCAAACTAAAACGAGATGTTATAAAGTATGTACGAGACAGGGCAAAATCTAAGTATGAGAAGGGACTGGCTTGTGAGATTTGTGATAAAACAGAGCAGCTCGATTTTCACCACTTTTACAGTTTAACACCATTATTAAATCAATGGCTGACAAAGAACAAACATAATCCGGAGTATATACAAGCACTTCGAGATGATTTTATAGAAGAGCATCATGCTGAGCTTTATGATTATACTGCGACTCTATGTCATGCACATCATGTACAACTACATAAAGTATATGGTAGAGACCCAGGATTAGGAACTGCAAAAAAACAGATGCGCTGGGTTGAGATTCAAAGGGAAAAACATGGCATGGTATGATAGATTTCTTGGTAGAGAAGAAGAGGTTTTAGAAAAACTAAATCCTATTCAGCAATACTTTGGAGCCAGTGCGCAGGGTTCTCGCGAGTATACTCAGAGCTATGAAAAGTATTACGAGACTTTAGAGATTGTTAATCGTGCAGTAAATATAGTTGTTGATGATGCTGCAGAGATTTCTGCAGTAGTACAATCTATTGGTAGGACAGGAGTTGTAAAAGGGATAAAAAGAGTAAAAGTAAATAAGCTTATAAATGAAGAGCCTAACTTATTTCAAGATATTAACTCTTTTAAACGTAACTTAATTACTGATTATATTCTAGACGGTAATATTTTTATTTATTATGATGGTGCACATCTTTATCATATCCCTGCTTCTCAGGTATCTATCAAGGTAGATGCTAAAACTTATATTGAAAAATATACTTATAATGAAGTAGATTATTCCCCTAATGAAATTATTCATGTAAAAGAAAACTCTTTTCATGATATGTATAGAGGAGTGTCTAGATTGAAGCCCGCAATACGAACCATGCAACTTATGGCAAGTATGAGACAGTTTCAAGATAACTTTTTTAAGAACGGAGCAGTTCCGGGTCTTGTACTTAAAAGCCCTAATACTTTGTCCGAGAAGATTAAAGAAAGAATGATTCAATCTTGGACGGCTCGTTATAGACCAGATGCTGGAGGAAGACGTCCTCTTGTTTTAGATGGTGGTATAGAGATTGATAAAATTTCAAATGTAAGCTTTAAAGACTTAGACTTTCAGACTTCTATAGCTGACAATGAAAAGATTATTTTAAAAGCAATAGGAGTTCCTCCAATATTATTGGACTCTGGAAATAATGCCAATATTCGTCCTAATATGAGGATGTACTATTTGGAAACTATACTTCCTATAGTAAGAAAAATGAATTTTGCATTAACTAGGTTTTTTGGGTTCAATATTGAAGAAAATATCACAAATATCCCTGCTTTACAGCCGGAGTTACGAGATCAGTCTCAATATTATTCTGCTCTAGTAAATGGCGGAATTATCAGTCCTAATGAGGCAAGAGACCAGCTTGGTTTTGAACCAGTAGAAGGGTATGATGATTTACGAGTTCCTGCAAATATAGCAGGCAGTGCAGTAAATCCAGATGAGGGCGGAAGGCCTGTTGAAGAGGATGAAAATGGCGAAGAAGAGTGAGAAAAAACAGTTACATGAAAGATTAAAGCATACAGCTTTAAAACGTTTGGCAATTATTTCTGTTGAACAAGGATACCTTATAAGCAAAGAAGAGGCAGTTAAAACCAAAGGGTTTGAAGAATCTTATCTGGATGATGAGGTTTGGACTAGTTCTTGGGATTTGATTATAAAACAATTAAAAGGTCTTTTTCCAGAAACCGCAGCTTTAACACCAAAAGTAACACCAAAAGTAATACCAAAAGTAACCCCTAAAAAGGGGAATTTAGGAGGAGATAATGGAAAAAATATTTAATCTCACCTCAACTTTTAAGTCTAATACTGAAGAAGATGGTAGTGTTAAAATCCGAGGTATGGCAAGTACTACTGATTTTGATCGCGCGGGTGATTCTATTTCAGCAGATGCATGGACTAAAGGTGGATTGAACAACTTTGAGAAAAACCCTATAATTCTTTTTAATCATAACTATGATAGACCTATTGGAAGAGCCACAAGTGTGAAGGCTACTGAAAATGGTTTAGAACTTACTGCAAAAATTAGTCGAGCGGCTAAAGATGTAGTAGATTTGGTTAAAGACGGTGTCCTTGGAGCCTTTTCTGTTGGTTTTCGAGTCAAGGATGCTGATTACGTAGAGGAAACCGACGGAATAAGAATAAAGGACGCTGAATTGTTTGAGGTATCAGTAGTATCTATACCTTGTAACCAAGCAGCTACTTTTTCACTGGCGAAGTCCTTCGACTCTGTTAAAGAGTATGAAGATTTTAAGAAAACTTTCACTAATAGTGACGGGGCGCAAGTCCAAAAGGAGATACATATGTCTGAAGAGACAACTCAACCCGTTGACTTGGAAGCTTTTGCTAAAAAGGTAGCTGAGGAAACTGCTGCTAAAATTGCAATGAAGCAAGCCGAGCAAAAAGCAGCCGATGAGGCTGTACAAAAAGAGGCTGAAAACCAAATTCAGCAAGAAAAAGAAGTCAAACAGGCTATTGAATCTGGTGTAGAATCAGGTGCAACCCGTTTGGCGGAAGATATGCAGAAAGAATTCGAAGCTGCAAAGCAAGAAGAAATTTCTGAGCTTGTTAATAAATACGAAAGCCAAGTTAAAGAGAAAGCTGAAGAGCTTGAAGCTATGCGCAATCGTAAGTATGAGTTCTCTACAAAGTCTAATGAAGATTTTGGTAAAGAGGCACTCGAAGCCAAAGTACTTGGTGCCATCACACGCAAAGGATGGGATACCAAACAAGGTAAAACCGTTATAGAAAAAGCTGGCGTGGATTTTGGTAGTCAGACTACATCTGGTAATCTTGATATTACTGTAACCCAAGCTTTCGAAACAGAAGTTGCGCTTGAAACTAAGCTTCTACCTTTGTTCCGTGAAATCGCTGTTTCTTCTGGAGCTACAGTAATGCCTTTCGCTGCGGATGTTAATGCTGCAACTTTCGGTACTACTTTTAATATTGATACAGCTAACCAGCGTATTGATAACGGCGGAACTAATGGTCAGTATGACATTACAAATAACGTATTGAATACTGAGCGTCTTGCTGCAGGTACTTACATTGATAATGATGTGGACGAAACTTCTTTGGTTTCTTTCCTTCCAATGATTACTTCAGCTCTTGCTCGTTCTCATGCTATAGCAACTGATAAGGCAATTCTTTACGGTACGTCTGGTGTAACAGCCGGTATCGCAGGGGGTAACGGTTCTGATAAAGGTACTGGCTTAAGAGCTGGAACTTCAGCTACAACTGCTCAACTTGATGGTTCTACTGCATTTGCAGCTAGTATGCTTGAAGTTGGTCGTGCTGCTATGGGCAAATATGCTGTTAATCCAGCTGATATTGTTTATGTTGTTACTATCGATGCATACTATGATTTGCTTGCAGAAGATGGCGACTTCCGAACTATAGATAAAGCTGGTTCTGATATTGCTGCTAACATTAATGGTCAAATGGGTACCGTCTTTGGTTCTCCCGTTATTGTTTCTGCGGAACTTGCTCCTGCTGATGCAGGCACTGTTGCTTGTGTTATTAACACAGGTCGCTTTGTTATTGGACGTCTGCGTGGAGTTAGTATCGAAACTGATTACGAAGTTGGTAAGCAACGTAACGTTTTGGTTGCTAGTCAAGCTCTGGGATTTAAAGCTCTTGAAACCACCAATGGTGCTCATACTTTAACGCTTTTAGCTAACTCATAATTACTTTTTAGTAGTTTTATTAACTCGGGGGAGGTTTTCCTCCCCCAAGTTTTTATTAATTAATTTATGGCAGACTTAATAACATTACAAGATTATAAAGATGCTCAGGGTTTATCTACTCCAAAAGAGGATTTAAAGATAAATTCTATAATTCCGTCCGTTAGTCAATTAATAAAAACTTATTGTGGAAATAGCTTTGTAGACTTTTATAGCTCTGCAAAAACTGAGACATTTACTGTTAATTGGAACACTCATATAGTCCAATTAACAGAGAGTCCAATTAACGCCATAACAAGTGTTCAGGAACGAGACTCTTATAGTAGTGCGTATACTACTCTTACTACTGGAGCTTATGAGTACTACTTAAATACTAGTACTGATAGTATTTTACGCACAAATTCAGCGGGCTATCAAAACTGGCCCCAAGGAGTAGATGCGGTCAAAGTAGTATATACAGCAGGGTGGAGTGCAGTACCTGCCGATCTGAAACTAGCAGTAATTGATTTAATTACTTACTATTTAAAAGATGAGCATAAAGAAAGACGAGCTATTGCAGGAGCAAGTATACAAAATGCTAGCAGCTCAAGCCAGTCTAATAATGTGGCGTTTCCAGACCACATTAAACGAGTATTAGACTTGTATAAGAACTTTTAATGAGTAAACAGTTTGTTGATAAGTTAATAAAACAGTTTTTAACAAATCCTAAGTCAAAATCTCGTTGGGATACGGTTCTTAGAAGGCAAATGAGTGGAAATCCTCATACAACAACAATAACAAAAAAAGATTTACTTACTTTATACCGAGATAATACTATAGCTGCTTTGTATGCAGATAAAACTTTTAAGGAAGCACAGATAGCAGCAGACAGAGTAAAAGGCATAGAAATCGCGGCTACGGGTGCCGCTGAAGATGTATTTGCAAATTTTGAAAAATATTATGCGAAGTCACGTGGTAAGAGAAAAGGAAGAGTAGAACGTGTTGGGGGAAAAATTTTAATACGCCAGCCACAAGGTTTACATTCTGCTGTACAGAGAATAATATGGCAGGAAGGCTGGGACCACATAAAAAAATCGAAGGTATTATCACCTGGGAGCCGGAAAAAGCTGAAAGCAGACGAAGGGAAAAAGCTATTTAAACAAAGAACTCAAATTCTTCATGAGGAAATGACAACAGTAGGTGGTTATACTTTAGCAAAGTTATATGAAGGAGTCATGAGTAATGTTGTTAATAGGGGTTTTACTAAAGAACAAACAGCAACTATTGCAGAAACACTAAATGAGTTTTTCGGACCTATAACCACACAGTGGAAAAAAGATACAAAGATGGATCCTTATAAGTTGTCTGATACTTTGGACATTCCTTTAACTATTGGCCCTCAGAGTCAAAATCCATCAGGTTCAGAAGCTTTTGATTGGAAACAACTAAGGCCTAAATTAGAAGCCGCTATAATGAAGGATGTTTTAGCTGGAAAATTTGGAGAAGAATACGCTCATTCAGAAGGTAGTAGGCCCCTAACAGAAAGAGTAAAAGAAAGAGCTCTTCATATAGCTGTAGAAAAAATTGAAAAATCAGTAAAAGGGAAGAAGTCTGTTAAGATAAATGTATCTAAATTGCCCAAAGAAGCAAGGAAAAAAGTTAAATACACAGGTAAAGCTTCTGATAACGGAAAAATAAAAAAAGCCGTAAGTAAGGGTATAGCAGCAAAAAGCTATCAGGCTCCGGCCCAAGAACCTAAGGTTCCACCCCCAAAAATGGCGTTAAAAAATATATTAGGCTTATTAAATGCAAAGCTGCCTCAAACAGTAGCAGACAATATGGGAAGTCCTAGGCTAGAAAACCAAACGGGTACATTTGCAGGCAGTGTAAGAGCTATAGATGTGCAAGAAACAGCACAGGGGTTTAAGAGTATTGGATATTTATACCAGAAAAAGCCTTATCAAGTTTTTGAGAGTACAAGTGGTACTAGGTTTTCAAGTGCTGCTAGAGACCCAAGAACTCTAATTGACCTTTCTATTAGAGAGATTGTAGCTCAGTTTGGTTTAGGAAGATTATATACTAGGAGACTTTAATGACCTCAAGAGTTTACGCATCAAGAAGGAAACGTATAGTTGATGCACTTGTAACAAAGTTAAAAACTATTAACGGTCAAGGAGCTTTCTTAACAGATGTAGGAGACAATGTACATCCTAGAATGAAATTTTGGGATGAAGTGGAAGAGTTCCCCGCACTGCACTTAAATGCAGGTAGCGAAACTAGGGAGTATCAGTCTGCGGGAATCAGAGACAGATTCTTATCAGTAACAATTCGTTGTTATGTTCAGGATGAAGAAGCTCAAGAAGAACTTAATGAGTTAATGGAGGATGTCGAAACTGTTATCGAAGATAATTCAAGATTAAGGTATACGGACAAAAGGAACAATGTCTATTATACTCAACAAATCACAGTCATTAGTATTGATACTGATGAAGGTGTGCTCGAACCTTTAGGAGTAGGCGAAATACTTATAGAGGTTCGTTATTAGAAAATACTGACACGAATAAACATTCACGATCAGGCTTTTCAAGATCATAGGGAGATAAACTATGGCTGAATATTTACACTTTAGTAGGGACTCGCGTCTCTACATGGAAAAAGATGGGTACCTCTGGTCGATTCCTGTTCTTGATGGATTTAGTTTCTCTCAAGCAACAAACTCTTCAGAGATAACCCTAAATGAAATGGAGGACTCTTCAGGTCGCTCACGTCGGGGTCGTAAAATGTTTACGGATTCTCTGTCAGCTGCTGAATGGTCTTTCTCAACTTATGCACGACCGTTTCTCGCTGCTGCCGGTGTTAATGAAGACGGTACTGGCAAAGCAAATAGAAATACTCATGCTCAAGTACACGCTGTTGAAGAAGCTCTTTGGGCTGCAATGGCAGGTCAAAACGTGTATAATAGAGACGGAAGTAAATTTACTCACCCCGCAACTGGGGGCTCAATCAGCTCTTTTACAGCAGTAAACGCTGATGCAGAAGGGGACTTGTATGATACTGACTATGATGCAGGTACTTATACCTTCAATGTAGGAAGTGGACAAAATTCCACAGGTGTAACTTATAGTGGAGCAGGGGTAAATGCTGTTGTTTCTCTAGTTGTTAATGCTAGTGGAACAGCCACTACTGTTACTTTTACAGAAGCTGGGCAAAAATTCTTTTCTGGAGAAGCTATAGTAATTGATGGAGACCAATTAGGTGATTCAGGTGTCCGAGCAGATATTACAATTACGATTTATGCTGAGAGTATAACTCAGTATACAGCTACTGCTGTTGATGCAGAAACATCCCCCGATGGTACTCCCGCAAAATTAGTTACTACTCCGGGAGCAACTCCAAATTATGCGGACTCTTCTGCAGCCTCAGACAGATCTGTAATTAATTTTACAGACTCAAACAGAGCAGCTCTTTCTACTTTTAATTTGTACTTTATTCTCTCAGATAGAAGTGCAGGTAGATTGATTTATAAACTAGAAAATGCAGTTGTAAATGAAGCGTCTCTTGATTTTGACATTGATGGTATTGCTACTGTTAATTGGTCCGGAATGGCGGGTCAGATCAAGGATGTAAGCCCTGGAGTTATAACT